CTATATGTACAGAGAGTACATCAGAGAATACACCATTACCGGCAATAAATGCCGGAGAGGTTTTGAGGCTTAATTCTTCAATGCCAATACCCAAAAGGCGCGGCAGACCTCCACTTCCAGCAGACCCCAGATTCCATCCATTCATCACCGCCTATTCAGATGGCTACATCAAGACATTTGGTGAAAAGTACTATTTCCAGCCAAAGGATGCCAAGCAGCTTCAAGGATTCCTCCGCATCTGTGATAAAGACATCCAAGAGCTGATCCACATTGTTTCTTGGTGCTGGGAGCGATCAAAAGACAAGTTTTGCCCAGCTTTTGTTAGGGCATCTACAATTTTCGACTTTTGCCAAAATTGGCCGAAAATTATCGTGGAGGCTCAGAAACAACAATGACACAACCACCCACAACTGAGGATCTTCTAGCCTCTCTCAACAAACAGCTTCCGTATGACGATGACACGGAGCAAGCGATCCTCTCATGCTTACTTCAACGACCATCGTTGTGTGATGAAGCGCCTCATGCCGAGATCATGTATCATGAGGCAAATCGTATCATCCTCACAACAATTATCGGTCTATTCGCAGCAGGTAAGCCGATTGATCAAATCTCACTCACTCATGCTCTCAGAAATGCGAATAAGCTGACTATCGTTGGTGGACCTGCGTTCATCAGTGAGCTTTTCACACTGATTCCGTCTGCTTCTAATTATCAGTATTACCTAACCATCTTGCGGGACAAATTTGCGTTCCGCCAGATGATTGGTGCCATGGCTGCTGGAATTGCTCATTTGCAGGCGTTTCAAGAGGCCGATGGCGTTTCCGCTACTGATGCAATCCAGCACGTCACCAAGCTCGTCTGTGAGGCTGTAAACGATGATTCCAGCGCAGATTTGCCATGTCGTCAAATTGGAGAGCTTTTAACAGACGTTTTGAATGGAATCGAGGAGCGTTGCGCCAATCCAGGCAAGATTCCAGGCATCTCCACCGGGTTTGCTGGTTTCGATAAATACCTTGGTGGGTTAGAGGATGGACGACTAACTGTTATCGCTGGTGAATCCAGTGACGGTAAAAGCTGCCTTGCTCGTCAATTTGTTGAATCGGCATGCCTTCAGGATCATGTTGGCGTGATCTACACCTACGAGATGCGAGACACAGAAGAGGCTGGAAGGTTGATTTGCTCACAAGCCGGTATTGATTCTAGTAATTTGAAACATGGGATGCTGACTCGTGTTGAGCATCAAAGCATTGGCGTCAAAACGATGCGCCTATCCAAGTGGCCGATTTCCATTGTGGATGTAGCTGGCAAGACCATTGAACAAATCTGCCGAGACATCGCTAGGCGCTCAAAGCGATTGAAGCAGGGGCAGAAATTGGTGGCCTCCATTGATTACATTCAACTCTGCCTGACATCTAAAACCAATGGTGGAAACCGTGAGCGAGAAGTTGCCCATATCACGGCCACAGCCAAGCAGTGTGCTAAAATGACTGGCGCTCATATCATTATGCCGTCACAGCTTAATGAGGATGGAAAGGTTCGCGAGTCGCGAGCCATTGAGCAAGATTCAGACAATTTGATAATCATCCAAAAGCCTTTTGAAAAGCAGGCAAAGGCATGGGAGAAAAAGAAGGAGGATGAGCCGAATTACGAGAGAAACCTGTTTATCAAGAAGAACAGAAATGGAGAGAGGCTGAAAATCGTTAAGGCAACCCTTAATGGAAGGTTCTTCCGCTTTGATCCAGCAAGAGAAAATGAGTAATATGAAAAAACCATTCTATACACCAAACAGAAATGAGGAATTAGCTGCCAATATGGGATTCCGTATCACACCTGATGGAAAAACTATCACAAATCCAGACGGTTCGATTGTTGGTCAATCACTAAGTAATGGTTATCGAGTGTTTTCATTCGGCCCAAAAACAAAGCGTTGTAAGTGCCTTGTTCACCGCTTCAATGCTTGGTTTAAATTTGGCGATGAAATCTACCAGCCTAATATCGTATGCCGCCACCTAGATGGAAACTCATTGAATAATCACATTGATAATATCATACCTGGAACATCATCACAAAACATGATGGATCGACCTGCTGAAGCTAGACATGCTCACGCATTTGCAACTTCTAGGCATGCCATGAAACACGATCATGTAAAAATTATTGAATACTATAAAGAGAATGGATTCAATAAAACCATGATTGAGTTTGGATTGAGCAGCAGAGGGACACTTTCATTTATTATAAATAAGACACAAACAGCAGTTCCTGTTCCTGTGAGTGAAAGACCAAAAAGAAAAATCCCCCTTGCATCTCAACTAAAAACGGACGTATAGTTAAATACCGAATATGAAAACCATTGATGAACTGCAAAAGATGTTGATCGAACTCTCATGGGTTCTAGTTGATGATCGCCTGCCAACCAAAGAAGACGCCAACAAATACGGCGATGTAGATTGGTCCGATGGCGATGACATCTGGGAAGGTGCGTATGACCGTGGTTATGATCACGCCACGCATTGGAGAAAGATTGTGCTGCCGAATGCTAAAGTGTAGACTCACCACGAATGAATACCGAATCCAAAAACAATGTTGTCAGCGTTTCATCGGAAACCTTGTTGGGCCGTATGCTTTTTGTATATGCGCTTAACGGAGTGATTAAATGCTTATCCGCTGACGAAATCCGCCAGTTTAAATCTGCGATGTTGGACATTGGATGGAAGCACACAGCAACCATTGACCCTGCACGCTGGATTGAAGCGATGGCAAACGGGAAGGCCGAACCTTCTGATATGCTAGATGAACTTCAATTTTGTCCACCTGACAATCAAGCGTAGGCTCAAGCAGAAGTTCTGCTACTTCATCCAACAGTGATCAGGCCACTTTTCACGAAGCTCAGGCTCGTCCATATCCTCTTTTCTTATCCATATTTTCATTGGCAGTAGGCAATGGCACACGGCGCAGTTCTTCAACAGCGGATCGCTAGGCGTATGCCGACTCGTTAAGAACTGGTTGATATGCCCAACAAGGCTACGAGTTGAGCAACTAACGCAGAACTCCACAATTTTATCCGTGTTCTTTGGGCATGTCGCGCAAATAGCCGCTCTTCGATTCGCTTCTTCTTGATCCACAAGCTCGCCAGCCAAGTAAGGCTTCACGGCAGAGTTATAGAACCGCTTCATCATCTGAAAAGCTCCAATCTTCGCCTCGCTGTCAGGATCACGATCAACGCACAAATCAGAACGATGCTGGCAAAATGCCTCCTGCATGATGAGGCCAAGATTCACTGGAATCTCAATGCCATTTCCTGTTAGGTGCTCTTGAACTGATTTCGCTAGATCACGCCAACCGTATCTGACGAACACCGTGTTTGTGGATTCAATGTGGTAGAAGAAGCCGTAGGTATCGCCAGTGATGACAGCCGTTGGAAATAGCTCACGCAGTTTCGCGTGGTTGAATTCCTTCGGGATGGTATTTTTGCGGATGAGTTCTTGCATATAGCATAAAATTTAAGCACAGTTACATTTCTATTCAAACCTCTAATATGATCGAAGACTTTTTCAAACCTGAATTGCCAGAAAACACCATTTATCACGTTGGCGTAAGCGGCGGTAAAGACAGTGGCGCAGTGTTGTTATGGATGGTGCATGAAAGCGGTATTCCACGACATAAAATTAATGTCACTTTTTGCGATACAGGAAACGAGCACAAATGGACGTATCAACAGGTTGAGATTTTGAGCAAAATTCATCCAATTGAGACACTTAAACCGGAGTTAGATTTCTATGATTTAGTACGAAAAAAAGGGGTTTTCCCGTCAGCTAGACGAAGGTTTTGCACTGAGCACCTTAAAATTAGGCCGTCTCAACAGCATATTCAATACTTGCAAAAAGCCTATGACAGCGTTGTGGCTGTTTCTGGAGTTAGAGCCAATGAAAGTGCTGACAGATCAACTTATTTGGAATGGGATTACTCAGGGCAATTATTAACACTTCAATGGAGGCCGTTGATTCAATGGAAGTTTGAACAAGTTCTAGCGATACATAAAAAATACGGCGTTCCAATGAACAAACTTTACGATTTAGGCGCTGAGCGTGTTGGATGTTATCCTTGCATCAACTCAAGAAAAAAAGAAATCAGAACAATTGCTCTTAATTTCCCAGAACGAATTGAGCGAATTATTGATCTTGAAAATGAGCTTTGGGAGCGTGGAAAAATGACGGGCTTTTTCCACGCTTCCTCAATTCCAGAAAGATTTAGGACTAGGCCATTTGTTACTAAGGACGGAGAAGCAATGATGGTTGCCCGCATGGATGACGTAGTTCGATGGAGTATGACTGGCAAGCGAGCACAAGGCTCCTATGAAGACGATCCACCAGAGCCTATATCATGCTCAAGTGGATTCTGCGAGTAATCGTGAATAGCGCAATTATAATTCACGCTTTGTTATCCATTCTGTTTCTTCTGGATTCATTACCAACACCGAATGCTGACACGTTGCATCAAGCAATTTCAACGCTAATTTTCGACTACACTCTCGCAGCTTGTTTGGACTGATTGGGAATCGAGGATAATTTATTAAACCAACAACGGCCCCAGTCTCCTCGCCTCCTGTGTAGATAAAGCGAGTCGGATCTACGGTCACGCAAAGACCATCTTCCAAACACTCTTGGCGGCATACTTGTTCAATTGCGGCGATTGAACCACTCAAATAGATCCTTACCCAATATGTTGTTTCTATTTTTGTATTCATGCAGGTTGATAGCCCCTATAGACCTTCTTTAGCGCCCTGTCGCGCACTTCGTCAGCTTTGTCCAACAAGAATGCTCTAGCGCGTTCTGTGGGCATCTGGAGCGCACGCTGGCCGTATCGCAGAAGCATCTGCTTGTATCCTTTGCCGGTTTCAAGGCTGTAGTTGTCAGCTTCTTCTTGCGTGAGAGAGCGACGACGAGCGCCCTTGCCAACCATGCGGTGTTCGGCATTGGCAGGAGTCAGCCAAATTCCACGGGAATTGAGAGCGCCGAGAACCTTGTAGGCCGGATCGGTTGGCTTCACCATGAACTCGCGGCTTCCAGGATACACATTGCGTTGGATTTGCTGGCCCAAGATGTCGTAGTACTCCTTGCCTTCGTAACGACGATAAACAGGGATGTGCGAGGCTGTTTTCTCCCACAGTGTTTCGTATTTACGCAGATTTGGATCTTGCGCGTAGTCGATGTCCTTCAAGAATCGAGGAACGAAGCCACCAGCGTAGCTTGACATCACCTTGGCAAAACGCTCCATGCGCTTCTCGTTGGGGTCTTTGCTGGACAAGCTGTTGCCGAATAGCTCTTGGAACTGGGAAAGAGCAGGAATGTCAGCAGCAGCAGCAGCGCCAGACATTGCGGCACTTGCCATAATTTGAGCCACGTTTTTGTCGTTCCATTGATCTGGCGAGAAGCGGATCAGATCAGAAAGGCTTCCGATAGCTGCAAGCGCAGATGAAATAGGCCAGTTGGCGTAATTGAACACCTTGCCATTGATGCCGATAGTGTACTCCTTCTCGCCAGCGGCCAGCTTTTGCTGCTTCTTCTCAGGCGTTAGGTTACCCCAGCCACCATTGATGAACCAACCGCGCTTTTCGTCATCCGGCTCGTCTGCGATGGCTTTCAGGATTTGATAGCCAGCAACGGATAGCATCACTCCAATAAGCTGATTGCGCCGAATTGAGTCGATGAATGCTTCTTTTCCACTGATGCGATTAGGATCAAATTCAGCCTCAAATGCGCGAGCGAAACCAATGCCTGGAATGAAGCTCAGACCTTGGTTGAATTTGTTGCCAGCGAAACGTGCGAAGCGAACACCGCCAAAGTTAGCTGCATTGTAAGCAGCGAACTGCATGAAGTAGGCGAATGCCAACTCAAGTCCAGAAAGAATCCTATCGCCATTCTGTGCTGAATCATTCCATCCGCGTTGAGCTTGTTTCAGGAATCTATCAGCACCCGCTTCAGCATTGGTCACAAGCGATCTGATCGCACGATAGCCGACACCACCAAGTCCAGATGGATCAAGCGTCATGGCACCTTGTTGACCGAAGAAGTTGGCGTTCTCGGACACGTTGCCAAGTTTATCCAGTTCTGCCATCATGTCGGCCAGAGCGTAGGAATCAAGAATAGCCTTGTCGCGTGCAGACTTGGGAGGTGTTCCGCCGAAGTCTTTCTGAATAATGGCTTCCTTGTAAGGCTTCAAATCAGACTTCTTCTCAAGTGCTGCGATCTTTTCAGGATCGAGTCCAATCTGGCGGAATACGATGGAAAGCGAGCCTTCCTTGGTGAGTCCACTATTGAATACGTCGAGAGCAGTCAGCAAACGGCTAACTGTCCGCATAAACAAGCCTGCGCTCTTGACGAGAATCTTGTCAGACTTCGCCATTTGTTCTGCCAACTTGTTGCTCTTACCGATATTGCCCCACTGCATGTTCTCGGTCACATCGTTCATAGATGGATCAAGAAACACTGGATCACCACTCACAAGGTATTGCCACGCGATGTTTGCCTGACGACCATAAGCACTAAGTAGTCTAGCGAGCGTTTTGTATGCACCAGCAAGCTCAGATGGAAGCTGCTTTGGATTGGTGAATCCAGCGATGAACACGCGAGACAATGCCGTGGAAAGCTCGAATGCACCGCTGGCAACAGCAAGACCAATTGAGACGATAGTATTTGGACCAGAGAGCACACTGGAAACCCAGAAGTCAGCGAGCATCTTTGCCACTGGAATCTTGAGTTCGCCTTGCAGCACCTCAAGTAGCTTGTAGGCAGCAACTTGGCGCTTCACAGCGTTCAATTCTTCGTCTTGAAGAACCTCAATAAGTGAATTGATCTTCTCGCGCTCAGTCTCGGTGAACTCGGATTTAATGCCGAATTTCTCTGCCATGCGCTTTGCCAGTTCATCGTTATCGAAGATGCCAAGGTTGATGTCCTCAACGATACGCATCAGT